CTTCCTTCTCATCTTCCATTTTATCTTCCATTTCTTTTTCTTTGCCATATCCTTCATAGATACTGGCATATGCTTGCATTAACTTTCTTGCGTCTTTTGAGTTCATTTTTTTAATATTTTTTAGTTATTTATTTAAAGTTCACTTTTATACTTAGTATTATATTTTTTACCACGCCAAGTAAATTCAGTTTTTCCAGCAGAACGAGCAGCGGAAAATGCTGAGTCAAAATCTTTAGCAGCAGCAGTCAATTTTTCCTTATTTACTGGTTTCCTCTTTACTCCTTCTGGAGTTACTGGTGCAGGTGTTGGTCTATCTGATGTATTACCGAGAGCGCCAGGGTCACCAAGTTTACCAGCCTTTTCAGTTTCTATTTGCTGCTGAACACTCTTTCTAAACATCTCATCTTCACGCTTACGCTTCTGATTTTCTCTATTTGCAAGAGCCAAACCTGTAGTAGCTCCAGTTATAGCTAAAGCTGCAGGAACTGCTGCTTTTTTCAAATCAAGTTTAGGTTCTGGCGATTTTGGTGGTTTTGGCAATCTTGGAGAATTCAGTAATTCTTGGTTTTTGAAAATTGACTTATTTCTCTTAGCATTGTTTCCACCAGTCATTGCAAGACCTTGAGTGTTGCCAGGGAGTCCAAGATTACGATTTCCAGTAACGTTTCTCAGATCTTGTGCCGCATCAGACATTCCAGGAATTCTCATCTGACCTGGTGCTTCTGGTTTAACCTTTGGTGCCATTGGCAATGGAGAACTTGCAGCAGGAACTGGATCTGTTCCAGTAAATGGAACTCCTTTTCTGAAGTTCTGTGCTTTACCAGTTTTAGTAAGAAGGCTACCTTGTCTTAAAACCTCATCTTTACCCTTAGTTACATCAAGAACTTTCTGAGTGAGATTTCTTGCCGATGATCTGCGAAGAACCTCTCCAGACATTCTACGCTGAAGTGCTGGAGAAAATCCAGATCCAACCATACCCTGCATCATTCTCAAGGCATTAACGGTTGACATTCTATTAAATCCAAGTGCTTTAGATAGACCAGTAACTAATCTGGAAGCAGATGCCTCATCAATATTATGAAGTGCATTCTCTTGAAATAAAATATTTACTGCATCAATAGCAATATCTTCATCTACTCCCTCTTCGAGCATATATTGATATGCATTTTCGTATATGTTGGACATCTATCTAAGTTGCTTTTTAGATATTTATAAAAAGAGAAGCACCCCTTGCGGAGTGCTTCTTCTTGAATGCTTGGCGTCTTGCCTTTGCTTGTCGGAGTGCTTGCGGTTTCAGTTTCCGCTTCTGCTCCTTTTTAGAGTGGTGTTGCCAGTTTGGAGTGTTCATTTGTCTGAGGCATCTGAAGATACCATACGTGAAAATCCTTTGATTTTGTCGAACTTTATGACACTTTCAAATTTGTCATACATATCTGCCTTATGGGAAATCACAAATATATTAGCATCCTTTATGACATAACGAATAATCTTCAAAAATTCATCTGTACCAAATGTATCAAGAGAACTATCAAAAACTTCATCCATAATCAGCAGGTTGGTGTTAACAGAGTTTTTAACTCGCGCTACCTCACGCCAGGTGAAGAGTAGGGCTAGGTCGATTCTCATCTTTTCACCTTCACTAAAGGAACTGTAAGAGAAGTCTTCATGAATAGGAGACTTGACAGTTTCTTTAAACTCTTCATCAAGATGGAAGTTAATATAAAAATCCATCATCTGAAGATAACGATTGACCTGCTGATTTATGAACGGAAGATACTTCTTAATAATCTTCGTTTTTACGCCATCATCCCTGAGTAAGGAATAGGCAAAATCGTGATAAACGATTTCTTGTTTTTTGTCTGATAAATCTTCGATTGTTTGTTGGAGATTTGTTTTAAATTCGTCTAGTTTCTCATGTTCAGAATTTCTGTTTGCAAGGTTCTCGGTAATTGTTTGAATTTCATTTTCAAGATCTCTGATTTGTCTCTGGTTGAGGCTAATCCGAGTATTGTTTTGAGAAATGCCATGCGTTAGTTTTGTAATCTCCTGGGAAAGGGCATTGAATTGACGCTCTCGTTCCTGTTCGAACTGAATTGTTTTTTCAAGTTCTTCATACCCATTTTTAAGTTCCTTTGCCGTATTTTGAGCGTGCTCAATCTTATTTAACCGGAACGACTCTTCAATATCCTGAGTACAAGTAGGGCATACCGTATTTTCTGTAAAGAACTTATGCTCTTTGGTAATAGAGGACACTTTCTGGGAGATTTTACCTTTGAGATTGTTAAGCTTTACTAACTTGTCACCAGCACCAATTACTTCCTCCTGCTCTTTCATATGAACGTGTATCTTCTCTTCAATATCTGCATTCTCTACCATATAAAGACCAACTTCTTTGTCTAAATTGGTAATCTTTTTCTTATTGGCATTTATATTGGCATTTCCACGATTTTCAAGTTCTTCAATAAAATCTTTTTGCATCTTAAGTTTATCCTTTAGAGTTTCTTTCTTCAACTCTAAAGATTTAACTTGGTCCTTTTGTGTTCTCATCTTATCTTTGAGAATATTATTCATCAAAGAAAAAATACGGATGTCAAGAAGATCCTCAATTACCTCACGACGGTGTGCCGTAGTTAATTGCATGAAAGGCACAAAAGTACTGCTACCCAGAATCACAATCTGAGTGAAAGACTTATAGTTTACTTTCAGAATATTATCTTCCAACAAACGTTGCATTGCACGATCGTCTGCTTCACGATGCAATTCCACACCGTTTACAACAATATCAAAGACAGTTGGTTTAATACCACGTCTAATCAAATAATGTCTGCTGTTAATTTCAAACTCAATTTCAACCAGGCAATCACGCTCATTGGTTGTATTAACCAATTGGGGTTTGTTAATTTTGCGAAATGGTTTGTTGAATAAAACAAATGTTAGTGCATCAAGGAGTGTAGATTTTCCTGCACCATTTGTACCGATAATCAGATTGGTATTTCTTTTTTGAAAGTCAATCTCCGTAAATTGGTTTCCAGTAGAAAGAAAGTTCTTCCATTTAATCTTTTGAAAAGTTATCATTCAATTTAGGGGGAATCACGATATCGTTGGGTGTAACCACAGCGTATTTGTAATTATACCTCTTACAAGTTAATATGGCAAGTGCATCATCCACTTCTACCACATCCATCTCAGTCTCTTCTTGCTCTTCTAATTGAAGAGCATATCTCATTGCATCATCTTCTTCCTCAAAAAGAAAGAGAACTTTTTCACCGTATCTATTTTGAACGGCATACGCTCCGTCCTCTTTCTGGTCTTTGAGTGTGAGAAGAAACATTTATTCTACCTCGCAAGCTTCCGAATAAACCTTTTGAAGTATTCCTTTAACGATTGACTTATCACATTCGAATTCTGCTTCATCAATATAACGGTTCAGAATTGAAATAGTGTTCTCAGTTTCTTCAACTTCAAACTCATCATTTTCCTGAATCGTAAAGTTTTCAACAATCTTTAAATCTTGAATACCACAGGAATATAATTTATCTATAAATTTTTCAAACTTCTTAGGTTCGGTTTTCTTCCTAACGACGACTTTTACTATCTTTCCAACATATTCCCGAGTATCAAATGTCTGATATGGTGTATCTTCGTAGTAAATGTTATAAAAAAGTTTATATGGATTATTGACGATGGTTCTTTCCAGAGTATCAGTATCAAAAACTGTAAAACCTCTTGGATCGTTCACATCATTCCAATACATCTCATAAGGATTACCTAGATAGAAGATTTTTCCATCATCCGATCGAGTGTGATAGTGTCCCGAGAAGACATAGTTGAACTTCTCAAATAATTCGCACGACATACCGTCTTCCATGACGTGCCCTCGATGAGCTCTAAATCCGTTGAGTTCAAGGTGCCCCATCGCACACTTGCTAGATGAATTTTGAATGGCAGAGACAGTGCTTTGATAATTTTCAGCATTAATCCAAGGAATAAAAAGAACTTTAAGTTTATCTAATTTCGCTTCGGCACACTCAGGATATACCTTTACGTTTTTATATTGACTTAACAACAACTTTACAGTGTTGATTGAATTTGTATCTTTGTAATAGGCAGTATGATTACCAACGATAGTATGAACTGTTATGCCTAGTTTTTCCAATCTATCGTAGTAATTTGTTTTTGCCCATTCAAGAGACCATAAATCAATGCTCCTACGGTTATCGAAAGTATCTCCCATATCCACAACCGTTTTGATATTATGCTCTTCCAAATACGGAAAGAATACAGTATCGTAAAACTTCTTGAAATATTCATGAAGAAACTTGGACCCCTTACGAGCACCGAAATGCTGGTCTGTAATAATGGCAACCTTCATTGACGATTTGTTTTATACGCGATGTTGTCCTTGATGCTATTATAGTCCGAACTATGACCAGAAAGCAAGCTATCGTCAACCATCATAACTTCATCAAAACCAGTGCGTTCGATAATCTTGGTCTTGATTTCCAGTTGCTTTTTCTCTTTCTGAATGCGGCGAAGAAAAGCGTAGTGGATGATTTGAGTAAAGTAAGCAAAAGGGTTCTTCGACTTCTCAGGGTCAAAATTGTGAATATACTGAACACAGTTTTCGATGCCATCAGAGATCATATCATCCCTGAACATATAATTCACAAAATTGGGTTTATATGAAAGGTGTGTAGCGATTTTCAAAAAACAATCACCCAAATAGTTTGAGATTGGTGGTTTACCTTCCCAATATTTTGCTCTCTCTTGTTTCGGTTGCTCAGTGAGATCTTTATTGAAAATCTTTTTGTACGAAGATTCGACTTTCAATCTGTATACAATTAATGCTTCAAGGAGTTCCCTGTTATTAACGTAGTGTTCTGATTTCTTTTTAGACATAACATTGTTTTAGTCAATAAATTTTTGTTATGTATATTATACCATAATATCAGGACTTGACAACGTCTCAAAATATGAGTAGAATACCTTTGTTAGGGTTGAAGGATGAG